GTCATCATCGAATATTTTCCAGACCCATTTCCGACAGTGCTTCAGATCTAAAGGCTTCCAATCATGATGAGAAGTTCTAGAGGTGTAATACTCATAGACTTTATCTATAATTTCATCGAGATATCCTGCATCATAATTAGCTGTCTCAATTTCACCAATTTCGTGGTCGTTGAATGTTTCAAAGCCCTCCTGCAGAGCCTTTTTGCATAAAGCAGTTAGTTCGAGAACTTTGTGGACTATTGTTCCTTTGTCTGCTTTTTTGCCAGATGTCCCTCTCCAGCCTAGAGTGTACTCCATATAATATTGCATAGGGCACATCCTATGGCAATTAAACGAGCTGCTTCTGAAATAGACTATTGGGATTCCCATATTATTTTCCTACTTTTTCTTGAGCCAAAGAGGGTAACACTCCTTCTAAATGCTCCAGAGAACAATAAATTTTTTCATTTTGCTGCGGTATTGTTAACTTAGCATTATCTATGACTGTATCGCACATAGAAAGAGCTTCATCTACTTCAGACTCACTAGAATGATTATCTTTTCCATTATATATGTCTCTTCCAAGCCCGATAACATAGCCTCCTTTATTCTGAATTCCTTGAACTTCGTTTACAAAACGGACATCGGAAACAAGAGCAACCTCTGAGTTGTCGGATTCAACTTTTGAAAAGAAAGAATCTAGCCATACATTGTGATTCATTTTCCTAAAGATGTCTGTTCCTACATATTGTAGAACTTCTCTAGCTGTCATCTTGCCTTTTGCATGGACCATAAGACCTAAGACACTGGCTTGTTCTTTAGTAAAGCCTTTCTTTCTAAGCTCTCCGGGGCTTACAACTCCCGGCATATCTTCCCATCTAAGACTAGTCTTACTATTCTTATCTTTGTCACTACCAAACACCTGTTCTTCTTTTAAGCCTAGGATACTGATCGCCATCTCTTTCAGGGTATCAGCGAGTGCATATACCTTAACGAAATCTCCTAGCTCATTATCAAAGAGACCCTGCACATCAACATGGGGCTCATCAAAAGCAAAGAACTCTTTACGGCTTGGGTTTTCTCCAAAAATATCACTAACCTCAATAAGGCCGTCGTCTGTCATTCTAGACGCTCGGCAAATCGCCAGCTCTGCTAACTTTATAGCGACAACAAAGTTACATGCTGTATTCTTTCCGCTTTGTTTCTTTCCTGCGAATCCAACTATTTGGGTCATTATTTAACTCCGTAATATTCTTCAATAACTTCTAGTCGATCAATGGCATCTACTAAGCTATCTAGAGCCTCATCTAAATTCTCATAGAAATCTCCAGTAGAGTGATCACCAATTCCGACAGCTTTTTCTAGTAATAATTCTAAAGACAGTTCGGCCTTTGCTTTATCTGTGAGCGCCTTCTTCATTAAATAATCAATAGCATTTTCCTTGTGTGTCATTTAAATCTCCTTATAAATATCCATCGCTTGTTGTATAAAGGGCTTAATATCAGATGTGACACTGTCTACATTTAGATCAGCAACATCATTTGCGCTAAAATTGGGGAAGTATAGCCTATAAAGCCTACCGCAGACCTCTTCTATTTTCTCTGCAGCCTTCTTTCCCGCATCGTCATTGTCCATCAAACAAATTATAGATAGAGCGCCAGACTCATCTAATAAATGCTTTTGGTCATTGTTAAAAGCGGTTCCAAATATAGCAACGGCATTGTGAATTCCAGCTTCAGCGAGTCTCCATACGTTGCCGGGAGACTCAACCAAAATTGCAACTCCTGTATCTAAGATATAATCTTTTGCCTTCCAATAATTATACAACCACTTTTCCTTTTGGAAGCCTTTGCTGTGTAACCATTTAGGAAAGTGCCTGCACTTTTGATTAGGATTATGATAGTTATTGCATTTGCTGCATTTTTTAAATATACTTCTTCCAGTGCAACCGACTATATACTTATGGTCATTGTCATATATAGGCACGACCGCTCTTTGATACATTGGTTTGCCTGAAGTGTCGCAGTAGCCTACGTCATACTCTTCTAAAATGGAACGATCAAAACCTCTGTCCACATAGTATTTGGCTGGAACTTCTAGTTTCTGACGATACTGATCTTGTGTTATGCCAAGACCCCTAGCCTTCTTGGAAGATATGGAGTTTACTAAACTGCCAAATTTCATCTTTTCTATATTGACAGTTTCGCTTTTTAGCTGGTCAAAGTCTTGTTTTAAGAATGAAAGTAGAAACTCTACAGCTTCAGAGAAGGTCGATTCCTTGTCTCCTTCTTTTTCCCAATTGTATTTGAATCTAGAAAGACAGCCTCTTATAAAGTGTATGAGGCTATTTCCAAATATCTCTTCACATTGATGTGTGCGACACTTATAATGAACTTTGTAGTCTCCATTATAATACATATTAAGCGCTGTTGGGTTATCACCACCATGAACAGGACAGCAAGACTTTATTAGTATATCATTCTTATATCCGGTTTTTATTCCGAAGTATTCATACAACTGATCAATATGTTGAGCCGCAAGGGAAGATAACTGTTTTAACTTTCCATAGTCCCCATACTTATACGAATGGGATGTCTTCTGAGGCTGAGTATTCTTCTGGTTCATCTTCGTAGATATTATCCTCTAATTCAAAGGCTGTTTTACCTTCAGTGATCTGAGCGTAAGCTCCGTTCATCATAATGTTTATATAATCTTTGTCTTGAAGTCCTTCTCCGTGTCTCGCAATAACGGGAACAAGTTTTCTATTGCCGTTCTCAGGGCCGTCCTTTGCAATTTCTTCGTCTGATTTATGCTTATAAATACTGAAGTTGGAGCAAAGCCAAATAATCCTGTCTGAGCCAGAGGCGGTATCGGTGGTTTCTTTGTTGATCCCATCCCTATTTAATTGCACAAAAGAAAGAATTGGAACTTCATACCTAAGCGCAAAGTTGTGGAGGGCGGTCATCATAAAGCCCAAAACCTGAAACTCTTTCATATCTCCTCTGATCTCAGCAGAATCCATTAACTTCAAATAGTCATATATAATAACGCAATCATTAGCTCTGCCTTTATCATTTATACCCACTACTTTGGCTAGCCATCTTCGCATGACGGAAACCTGATCCTCAAAAGACATTCCTCCAATGGACTTGAAGTAATATGGAATGTCCTTCATTTCGCTAGCAGCACCCATTACCTTTTCGTGTTTAAGATGGCTCTTAGCAAAAGAACCAGTCTCAATATCATTTATTTCAACGCCAGCAAGCATAGCCATTAGTCTATTCTGGTGATCTTCCTTACGCATTTCAGTATCTAAGTTGAGCACGGGAATGCCTTGACGAGCTATATGGACACCCATATTATCAGCCAATAAAGTCTTGCCCGTCTTTGGTCGAGCTCCAATCACATTCACAGTACCCCTCCTTAAGCCTCCACCTATTGCAAAGTCATATCTACTAAACCCTGTAGCGATACCTATCTGGTCTACGGGGTCTTCTGCTAGCTCTGTAAGATACTCTTCAACATCCTCGAACATTTTGCTCGGGGCATCATCTGAGTCTGACAAAATAGAAGTAAAATCAAATATAGATTCTTCGGCTATGCCTAGTATTTGAGAAATCGGCTCATCGCCTTTGACTTCAGCATATTTTTCCTTCGTCAATTCCAGTTGATCATACATCATACGAGCGATCTGTAGCTTCCTAATCTTAGCGGCAAATCCTCTAACATTAGACAGTAAGACTGGGAACTTAATGATTGAAGACAAGTGTGAAACTTCTTGATTGTTGAAAAAGTCACTAAGCCCAATTTCTTTAGCAGTAGACAATACAAGTGGAATGTCTGGCTTTGCCGAGTCGTCTTTGTCTAATATATGTTTTATACAGCAATATATAGACATGTTTGATTCAAGAGTAAAGCTACCCTCGTCAATAATGTCAGCTATGTCAAAAAACGCTTCGGAGCCGTAGCGAAAAATTCCAGCCAGAATAGCTCTTTCGGCAGGTAAGTCTTGTAAAATCATTTATTTCCTCGTACAGCAATTGTTGCACATATATCTTGATACATCGGTTACTAAAGCGGGTGCCACAGCTTCTTCCACGCCACATATTCTACATATCACATTAATTTTAGAACTAGCCCTTCTGCTGCGAGTGCTCTTCCTAGCTTTCTGATTTGCGCTATCGGATTCTGCTGCCTCTTCCAGCTCTTGAAGCTCAGAAGCTGACAGGGTCATGCTTTCCATAATTTCTAGGAACTTGTTAGGTCTTCCTCCAGAAGTATCTATTCTCCCGCTTCTTGCCTTATTTCCTTTGTCGTTTCCAAAAACTTTAGTTGAATGAGACTTTCTCTTTCTGCCGCCCTTTCCTCTTCTGTTTTTCTTCTTTGACTTATTGATTTTATGAGTAGGTTCATTGCTATCTTCTGATTGCATCTCTACAATAACATCCATCAAATCTTCTTTGGACATGTTTTTTAAAATCTTTTTTAGTTCTTCTTTACTCATACTCTACTTATCTTTGCTCTCTGAAGGTTGACAAACAAATCACTTAGGTTTTTAACTGAGCTTGCTAGATATGTTAGTCTATCTGCCCTTTGCTGTGCGTATGTTTTAATGCTTTCAAGCTTGCAAGCATATCCGTCTTCTCTGATCGCTTGGTAGTACTGGCTGTCCCATGAACCCTTATACTGTGCTTCTCTACCGGACATCATTCTTTTAAGATTGGAGGATGCCCAATTAACACGCGCTACTTCTCTATTGTAAGACCTTTGTAGATAGAAAGAAAAACCTCCAAGCAATAGAGCCGCTTCAGCGCACTCATCTACTGTAAGCTTTTCCATCTGTTGTCTTGGCATATTCATATATTGTTTAACAGACTGATCGTGAAAGTCTCCAGCATAGGAAACCAATCCTAAGCTTGACTCATACTCATCTAAGACTTTATCTATTTGATCTAGTCGTTCCTTTGGTTTATTCGGATTCTCCATTGATCATCATCCTCGTTGTAAGGTAATTCAATATACGTTATATTATTATACTCGCACCATTCTGCTTTTCGCCGGTCTCTTTTTCTCTGATTTGCAAAATCTTGCGCAGAAGTATGAAATAGAGTGTTGAATTTATAATGCTGCTGTCCATGAACTTCGACAACAAGTTTGACAGTGTTCAGATAAAAGTCAAAGAAAAGCTTCTCAGTTCTAGTTATAGGTGCAGCTACCTCTTCAAGAACTTGAACTGTTGGGAAGATGTCCTTTAAAATAGTTCTAGCTTTCAAGTGTAGCTTGGATCGAGGCCTGCTTTCGTTAGCCCTAACAACATAGCCATGAAGTTTCCAGTTATGTATCTGTCCGTCAAGTCCTCTAGTCTTCATTTAATCCAACCATAGAAAACACTTCGTCTCTAAAGGCTTTATACTGTTCTGGATTTTCCTCTAGATACTGAGCTAGTTTAACTTTTCCTTGAATCTTATCACCGTTGGGCAACTTTAGCCAAGCTCCTGCTTTGCTGATAAGACCAAAGTCAATTAATAGATCTGCTATCTCCATCTCTTTCCATATGCCTTTACCATACCTAATGTGGCTCTCAACCTTCTGTCCCGGAGGGCCAATAGCAGAGGTCATTATTTGCCAATGAATAGTTTGTCCAATTTGGGTATCGCCCTGCATTAGAGGCACTGAGTGCGTTGCATGAAGTTTAACATCTACTTGATACTTTAGAGCACTTCCAGACTTTTCAATCTTAGTCTTTCCCCTTCCGAATCTCTGCATATTAGCCATTAGATGGGTTATGCCGACAACGGTGACTCTATTGATAGGCAAGACATTAGAGATACGACGACAGAACTTAGCTAGAATTTTCTGTACGCTCATTACCTGAACATCTTCTAAATTTCCCGTAAGCTCAGACTCGCTGGATAGCGCAGAGAAGGAATCAACTACAGTTATTGCTCCGGGTTTTGTATGAACTATATTATCGACAATACTTAAATACTTTTCGGCGGACAATATATTTCCCTCGGTAGACCCTATAATCTGCATCAGTTCTGGATCTAAGCTCAAATCCGTAATACCTTGCAAGTCTCGCTTTTTCAAACGGCCTTCTATATTAGCGTAATATACTTCTCTCTCATAATGCTTCTGCGCATTAGCACAAAAACTTAACGCCGTTACGGTCTTTCCTACTTTCTCAGGCCCTGTCATAATAAACAGAGATCCTTCAGGTACGCCTCCACCCAGAGCCATATCTAGCTTAGGGCCAACAGAAATAACTTCAAGGGGTTTTTCTGTTATAGAGCTTGCATCATGAAGGACATCTCCGTATTCTTTGATAATATCTTTATTCATCGAGTTCCCTCAGTTTTGATATAATTGATTTCTTATTATTGTTAGTCTTGTGCTTGACTTCTTTTGACTCTACTACATTGTAATCTACAGATTCTCTTTCCTGAATAAGAGCTTCCTTCTCTTTAATTATACTGTGAAGAAAAGGTGATCTCAGAGAATATGTCTTCCAGCACCTATTATCTTTAAGAGCAGCTATGATAGCCTCTTCTGGGAAGTCCTTTAGAAGTTTATTCGCCAATGTTATTTGATAGCGAAAATACTTTCTCCATTCCGATATCTCCCAAAACTTTATGGGGAGTTCTTTGTTGTCTTTTCGAGCTTTCTTCTCGCAAACAAACTCAGTTATATACTGAGGAGCAGATACCCATCCGTCTGGAGAGTATCTAGATGGATATTTACTCTTTTCCGTCCTATTTTTACTCATGAATTTTGTGTATAGTGCCTTCAGTTTTTTTATTTTCGTTTGAAGAATTTTTATGGTTCTCTCGGGCTTGGTCTACTCTGTAAGAACCTGTCTCTGTCATGACTGTAACTCCACGATTGCCAGAAGCTGTTTCATTGATTGTCATTGGGCCCGGATCTTGTTCATAATCTTCAACCAATGACTCAATAAGATCTACAGGTCTGCCGAGCGTATTAGCAACCTCTTCATTTGACATTCCATTGTTCAACATGCCTTCAATACAAAACTTTTCAGTTTCAGTAAGCTTTTTAGCTTTAGATAGCTTTCCCATTTTATAACTCTCTTTCTGCATTGCGTAACCAAGCAATATTCTTTGTTTTTAAAAAATTGATGTAGAATTCAAAGGCCTTCTTTGCTACAGGCTTTAGATCCCACGCAGGCTTCCCAGTGTGATTTCTTTGCTTGTATTCAGTACCTTCGCTATATAGGCCGATAGGATTGAAAGGTTTTCCATACTTGCCTGTTCTGATATAATATTTTTTTCTTGACTTAGTATTCATTAGTTTCGCATGGACTTGAGAAGAATCGAAGGAATCGTTTGCTAGTCTTGGAAACCCATCATCGTCAAGCCAGTCATGCTTGCCATAAAAGGCGTACAATAAGGTTGTATTATCTGCAGACTGTTCCACTTCGGACTCACTGTTTTTGTCCGGATGTATTTTAAATTCACTCATTTATTTCTCTTTCTCTTTCTCTTCTTTTTATTTGGTTGATCTTTTGTCCATTGAACTCCGCCTTGTGACTTTTCCATCCTACTCATGCCGGTTGGGAGGTCTGCTCCACCTTGGGTCTTCTTGGTCTTGAAGTCCTTTTGCATATCTTCACATTTCCACTTACCATATTTTTCTGCCTGTTTATCAGCATAATGACCAAGTGTCTTAGTCTCAGACAGTGAGTAGCTATAGCCTCCGTAGACATTGTCTTCCTCAAAGTTCCTGTACACATTCTCTATCTCCGCGCACTCTGGGCATTCTTCCTTCGATTTATATTCTGACATGTGACGAAAAACTGTCCATTTATGACTACACTTCTCGCACATATAACTATATTCTGGCAT